GAAGCGCACGGAGTGATCGAGGTGTTTTGTAATCTTGTGCTAGCTCTTCAACAAATCGTGATTGAGTCCATTCAGCACCGGAACCAACACCACCAGCATAAACACGTTCTATTTGTGGCTTAATTGATTTTGGTGCAAGTTCTAAATGTTTGTGAAGCTTGACATCCATCTTCGGCGTGTGAGGATTTGCCATCAACATTCGCGCAAAGTTACGTTGACGAACGATCTTTTGTAAATCACCTTGCCACTCGCAAATCGGGCTATCATCAAGAAGACCTTTTAGTTCAGCATCAATAACACCTTGACCATTGATCGAGATTTGAGAACGCTCAACACGGGTTCGAAGATTTCCATCTTTTTTGATATAGCGAGAAAGCTTGCTATCTTCACCGGTGTATTCTGGAGCCGCTTTGGTGTAAGCTTCTGAAAGTTTGCGCTGTGCAAGTTTCAGATCTTCAACTTGGCGATCAAGGTTAGTGAGTTTATCTTCTGCATTCTTTTGATGGCTTCGGATTCCTTCAAGTATTCCTTTGGCTTCCGCGACCATGTTTTCATTTACATTATAATCAGACATTATAAGAACTCCCTTTTTAGTCTGTTTGTTTTAATAGATCGTACAATAAAGCAAAAGATTTTGCCTCTTGATCTTTTGGCGAAGAGCCAAGCTTTTTAAGTTTGTCGATCTCGGCGTTGATTGTGTCTTTCATATGTTGAAGACCTTTTTCACCGATGACAAGCCATTTTATTTGTGCAACGGTGCCAGCTGCACGGAAATCTTGAAGATGTCGAGCCGCCCAAGCTTCACGAAGTCGGATCGCTTCTTCTTGGTTGTCTGTTTCTGGCACTCCGTTGTTTTCCTGTATTTTTTTCAATAGTCGAAACTGTTGATTTCCTAAGATGTTTCCACCTTTACGCCAAATTGATGGATATTCGAGTTTAATCTTCTCGGCATAATCAAGCGGGAAAAGCGGATACTGTGAGTTTCGCAATGATACCTTTTTATCTTCTCCGGCTTTCGGAAAGTTAGATATCTCTTTTGTGATTTGCTTCTCTTCTTCGGCGTTTGATAGTGGATGATCTTTCGGTAGTAGATCAACATCGTACGGTTTACTTTTGAACTTTCCGGTCCTCATTGCAAAGAGAAGACCATTAACTCGAGCCATAGCCCATTGGTCAGCACTGGAAACCGAGGGACGAACGGAAGAAGGATTTCCAAAAAATGCGGCTAAACCTCGATGATAGGAAACAGCTAAATAATTTCTATTCGTTAGTTTCTTCTCTGGATTGTCTCCATATTCTTCATTATGCTGTTCGGCTTTGTTGATGAGTGCTTTCTGTGTTGACTCTTTAAGTGCTTCCATTGCTTCTTTTGCGTTTGACTTCAAACCATAGTTTTCATCTTTGGTCTTTGGCTCTTCTTCTTCTGACTCCGAGTCCTCATCATCACCATAGTATTTCTTA